TAGTGGTACAGTAGTTTGTGAGTGGTTAAAGATTTACTAGGAGTTTAAATGGCTAATACTACTTCAGGAACAGCTACGTTCGACAAAACTTTTGCTATTGATGAAATAGTAGAGGAATCTTTTGAACGTATTGGATTACAGAACGTAGCCGGTTACCAATTAAAATCAGCAAGAAGATCTCTTAATATTTTGTTTCAAGAATGGGGAAACAGAGGTATTCACTATTGGGAAATAGATGAGACTAATATAGATCTGATAGAAGGACAATCAGACTATGATTTTTTTAGATCTAGCGATGATGGCACAAGTGCAACAACTACGCCTTCAAACGGTGTCTACGGAATGTCTGATGTTTTAGAAGCACAACTAAGAGCAAATAGAACACAAACAACACAAGCAGATTCACCTATGACAAAAGTAGATAGATCTACTTATGCTGCTTTTTCAAACAAGCTATCAAAAGGAACACCTAATCAATATTGGGTAGAGAGGTTTATAGACAAAGTTAGAATACATATTTATCCAACACCAGATTCAACGAATGCATCAAAAGATATGCACTTTTATTACATTAAAAGAATACAAGATGTAGGTGACTATACAAATGCAACAGACGTACCATTTAGATTTGTGCCTTGCATGGTATCAGGACTATCTTACTATTTAGCACAAAAATATAAACCAGAATTAATTCAAGCTATGAAATTAGTTTATGAAGATGAATTAGCTAGAGCATTAGCGGAGGATGGGTCAGCTTCAAGCACATATATTACGCCTAAAGCTTATTACCCAGGAACATAATGGCAAAATTTGCAACAGGTAAATATGCAAGAGCTATATCAGATAGATCAGGATTAGAGTTTCCATATACAGAAATGGTTAGAGAATGGAATGGTTCTTTTGTTCATGTATCTGAATTTGAACCAAAACAGCCACAATTAGAACCAAAACCAATGAACGGAGATGCTATTTCTTTAAGAAATATTAGACCAGATAGAGAGGCTCCTGCAGTTTTAGGTATGATACCAGAAAATGGTTTTGAAACTTATGCATCAGGATCTAGAGTTATTAATGTTTCTTTTCCTGGACACGGTTTAACAAACGGAACAACATATAGATTCAGAGGTCAACCCACTACAGCTCCAGGAACAGGAACGCCTCCTGATCCGGTAACAGGTGTTAATGGTAACTCTGTTTTTGCGTTTTCAAATCCACAAGATTTTGATGGCATAACAGGATCTAACATAGCTAAGGCAGCAGGCTACGCTATAACAACAGGTCTGTATGTTGATGATGCTAGAAACACAAGTGACTATTCCGTTGCTAATTTTTTTCATTTTACAGTCGATACAGATACTGCTACAAAGGGTGGAGTATCAGGAGGAGGAATAGGATGTTCAGTTGGACCCATTACATTGAGTGCATAAAAATTTTTTGGTTTAGATTAAGAAAAAAACAACATTGTTGGATTCACGATAGCTACACTGTTAGCTGTGAGTTCTGTAAAAGGATAGCAGCATAATGGCAGGAATAAGTTATTCAGGATTGGTTACACAAATTAGAAATTACACAGAAACAGATTCTAATGTGTTAACGACAGATATTTTAGAAAATATTATTTTAAATGCGCAATATAGAATTATGCGTGATGTTCCTATTGATGCTGATAGGCAACAACAAGTTGCTAATTTTGTTGCTGGTCAAGAATCAATAAATACACCCGCTGGAGCTCTTTTTATAAGAGGAATACAAGTTTACGATACAGCTGGAACAGAACTTACTGGAGCTAGCAGATGGTTAGAAAAAAAAGATTTTACATATTTACAAGAATATCAAGATGTTACGGGCACATCAGCTGCCCAAGGTAAACCTAAGTATTATGCTATGTATGGTGGAGCTACTGGAGACGCTGAAACTAACTCTGGAAGAATTATACTTGCTCCTGTGCCTAACACTACTTATAGATTCAAAGTGCATTTTAATAAGATGCCGGCTACTTTGGCCTCAGATAATACTACTAATTATATTAGTATGAACTTCCCAAATGGCTTATTATATTGCTGTTTAGCAGAGACTTATGGCTTTTTAAAAGGCCCCGCAGATATGTTGACATTATACGAGCAAAAGTATAAACAAGAAGTACAGAAGTTTGCTAATGAGCAAGTTGGAAGACGAAGAAGAGACGACTATACTGACGGCACAGTTAGAATACCAATTAACTCAGCAAACCCATAGGAGATAAAAAATGGCAATTACATCGGCAATATGTTCAAGTTTCAAACAAGAGCTTTTACAAGGTAAACACAGTTTTGAATCATCTGGTGGACATACTTTTAAAATAGCTTTATTTACTAGCTCAGCATCTTTAGGTGCGGCTACTACAGATTATTCTACTTCTAATGAAATAACTAATTCATCAGGAACTGCTTACACAGCAGGTGGGGCTGCTTTAACAAATTCTGGAGTTTCTTTATCTTCAACAACAGCATTCACAGATTTTTCTGATGTATCATTTACATCAGCTTCTTTCACAGCTAATGGTGCAATGATATACAACACGACAACAGATGGTGGTTCAGGTACTACTGACTCTGTTGCAATAATTGCATTTGGTGCTGATAAAACTGTAACCAGTGGGACTTTTACAATTCAATTTCCTACAGCAGACGCTTCTAACGCGATCATAAGACTAGCATAAGGAGGCCTTCCTTATGGCATCAACCTGGGGCAATAATACTTGGGGCGCCAATACATGGCAATCTGAAGTAGTAGCTGTTTCTTTAACAGGTCAATCTATAACATCATCAGTTGGTTCTGTAGACGCTTTTAACGAAGCTGGATGGGGATCAGATGGTTGGGGTGAAGACGGTTGGAGTGGAACTTTCACAGTAACTTTATCAGGTATTTCTTTTAGTGCATCTGTTGGAGAGTTAGGAGCTTTTGCAGAACAAGGCTGGGGTAGAGATGCATGGGGTGAAGAACCATGGGGTGAGAGTAATGATCCTGCTGTTAACGTAACTGGTTTTGAAATTACATCTTCTTTAGGAACAGCAGACGGATTTAATATATCAGGTTGGGGTAGACAAGCATGGAATAATTCAGGATGGGGTGTTCAATATGCTCAAGAACTTGATGGAATATCTATATCATCTTCTGTTGGATCTGTAGACGCTTTTGATACTACAACTGTTGAAGTATCAATGTCTCAACAAATGACTGCACTACAAGGAAGTGCAACAGGTAATGCAGAAACTATAGTTACTCCAACAGGATTCTCTATAACTTCTTCACTTGGAGATGCAGATGGATTTAACTTTGCTGGTTGGGGTAGACAAGCATGGGGTAATTCAGGATGGGGTGTTGCTTTCACTGTAGAGGTTGGTGGAATATCTATATCGTCATCTCTAGGAACTGTTGATGCAGGAGATATTCAACAAGTAGAATTAACAGGTCAATCTATAACATCATCAATAGGAGAAATTTCTCCAGCAGATGTAATTGGTATATCTTCACCTGGTGAAATAACATCAACTTTAGGTGAGATAACAAGTGTTGGAACTTTAGTTGGTTGGGGTAGAAATGGATGGGGTGAAGAACCTTATGGTTCATCTGTAAACAGTCTAGTAACTCCTACAGGTGTAAGTTCTAGCTTTAGTGTTGGATCAATAACTCCTGCGGATGTAATGGGTTTAACTGGTCAAGAAGCTACACCTAGTGTTGGTTCTTTAGTGCCTGGAGATGTGATGGGAGTAACTGGTCAAGAGTTTACGGTTAGTGTTGGCTCTTTAACAGTTGCTGATGCTGTAGTAGGACTAACTGGTCAAGAATCTACATCTAGTGTTGGATCTTTTGCTACAATACCTGATCAAGCTGTAGGTTTAGAATCTCAATCTATCTCATCTAGTCTAGGATCTGCTGTAATAACATCTAATCCTGTAATAATACCTACAGGTATATCTTCTACAATGTCTGTGGGATCAATAACTCCTGCTGATGTTATAGGAATATCAGGACAATCTATATCCTCTGCTGTAGGATCAATAACTCCTGCTGATACAATAATAGGTTTAGAGGGTCTATCTGGCACACTAACTCTTGGAAATATAACAACAATTCCTATTTACTCAAATGTTGACACCGGCTCAAATAATACTTATAGTACACCGTCAACTGGATCGAATAATAGTTATTCTACTCCAAGTACAGGATCGAATGCTTCTTATAGCAATGTTTCCACTGGATCGAATGATACTTATTCTGATGTTGCAACGGGATCAAATACAAGTTATACTGACGCGGCATAGGAGAAAAATATGGCATCAACATACACCCCTCTGGGTATAGAAAAACAAGCAACAGGTGAAAACGCTGGTACTTGGGGCACGAAAACTAATACCAATTTAGAAATTATAGAACAAATATCTGGTGGATTTATTCAAAAATCTATTGCTGGTGGTGCACAAACAACTGCTCTGTCAGTATCAGATGGATCAACTGGTGCAGAACTTGCACACAGAATGATAGAATTTACTGGTACGATTACAGGTAATCAAATTGTAACTATTCCATTAGATGTTCAAACTTTTTATATTTTAAGAAATTCAACTTCAGGATCTTATACAGTTCAATTTAAATATGTATCAGGATCAGGTAGTTCTTTTACTTTCTCAGCATCAGACAAAGGCGATAAAATGGTTTTTGCTTCTGCAGACGATGGAACTAATCCAAAAATTTTAACGCTTGCAATCGGAACAGGTATTTCTGATGTAGTCGATGATACAACACCACAATTAGGTGGTAATCTAGACACTAATTCTTTCATGGTTGATTTTGACGATGACCATGGAATTAGAGACGAAAACGGTAACGAACAATTACAATTTCAAACAACAGCCTCTGCAGTTAACCATTTTGACATAACTAATGCGGCAACTGGCAATAGTCCTACTATTTCAGCAGTTGGTGGGGATACTAATATTGACCTTACTTTGGTGCCAAAAGGCTCAGGAGTTGGTAAATTAACTAATGCTAATGGCACTAGTTCAACACAAAAAATAACAACTGATGGAAAAGGTATTGTCTTTTCCATGGTTTTCGGGTAGAAAACAAATAGGAGAAAAATATGGCTACACCAAATCTTGTTAATATAGCAACCATCACACCCAAAAATGCTATGGGTACTTTGGGCGATACTAACAGAACAACTATGATCGATGTTCCTGCAGATACTGCAGTTAGAATCGATACAATACTTTTAGCGAATGATGATGGAACAAACGCTGTTGATGCTACTGTAGAAATTAGTAACGACAACGGTTCAACTTACTTTAAAATTTTAAGTACAGTTTCTATTCCAGCAGATTCAACTTTAAGCCTTATTGATACTCCGATTTATTTAGACGAGACTGATTTAATAGCCGTTACAGCGGGAGCTGCCAGCGATTTAGACTATCATGTTTCGTATGTTGAATTAGTGGATTAATGGAGGATTTAAATGCCAAAAATAATTAAACCAGCAACAGGTGCATTCACAGTAGCATCTTTAAGTATTGACTCTTCAGGTAGAGTTTTTTCTGCTTCATCTGGAACTGCAGGTGGTGGAAACATGGTTCCTACTTTTGCAGAATATGGTCCAGGAACTGGAACTTACACTGCAGGAAATAATGCTAACTTCGTTGGTGCCTACATAACAGGTGCTGGAGGTGGCGGACAAGGACCTAACAATAGTATGGGTGGTCCTGGTGGTTTTGGATATTTTACAGCTCCAATCAGTCCACCTTTTTCAGGACCTTATACAATTGGTGAAGCTGGTAATAGTACAAACGGTAATGGTACTGCAGGCACTGCAACTAATTTAACAAACATAGGAACTGGTAATGGAGGCGGCGGTGGACAGTTTTCTGGTACAACAGGTACTGCAGGATCTGTTGGTAACGCTGTGGCAGGACCTATAGGAACTTTACACTCAATACAATTCCAATCAAACACAGGTGGAGCTTACAACATGAGTAGTGGACCTGACATTAATAATAGTGGTTTTGGTTACGGTATGCTTACCGCTGGAATGTCAAGTTCTCCGTCTACTCAAGGTAAAGGTAATGAAAGGGCCTCAGAAAATGGTATGCGTTTCATGGGTATGGGATCAACTAAAGGAAACCCTAGAGGTGGATTCCTTGGTGAAGGTATGCACGGAGCACTTTTAATTTACGAGAACTCAGGAAGTTAATTATGGCTAAATACGCAATTTGTTTACCAGAAACATACAATCAAAATGGAGTACTATGTAAAGTAGTAGATGGCGGAGACGCAGAAATATTAGCTATGATGGGAGACAATGGTTTACTACCAGAAACTTACAATAGAATTGTAATTACAGATGAAGAGTATGCAGGAATTGTAAAAGAAACACATACTTTTGGTCACATTAATAAAGATAACTCTTATGTAGTGTATGATAATTCTTCAGGTGATAATGAAGTTCTAGGTTCTTTTACAAAAGCACAACTAGAAGAATGGATAGAAGGTGACATAAATATTATTGATAGATGGCTTGACAAAAGAAGCGAAAGCCACAGTCAAAGATCAGTTTGGACAGCTTATAAACAAACTTTACAAAACATTGATTTAGACGCGTTAAATTTAACATACCCTACTAATAAAACACCAGGACAATTAGTTGAAGACGCTGGTGGAACACCTAAAAATCCTGGTTTACAGGTTCCAAAATAATAGTACTTTACTTTTAATTACAAATTAGTATATTTACCTCTATGTTTAGAAAGCAAATAGAGTTCATATGTCATGAAGATTACGCTCATACAAAGCTAGAAAAACCTGAGCCTGTTAGATTACATATTCCAGATTGGTATAAAAAATTAGAACATAATATAAAACAAGTAACTATCAAAGGTTGTATGCCTTTCCTTGACACATTAACATCTGGTTATCTTTTAAAAATGCCTCAAGATTTACATATTGAATTTAACGTAAATAAAATTGATCCTGAAACAGGTGAAGCAATGGTGAATGAAGAGACAGGAAAAAATATGAAAGACTATAAATTTAGATACGGTCTTTGCAATGAAGATAGTATGATGGCGGTTAAAATGATGAATTTAAATGGAAAAAAATCTCAATATCACAATAAATTTCAATTAGAAGGATCTTCTTTTGTTAAAAAAAATAAAGATTTTGATATTTTAAAAATATTAAACCCTTGGATTATAAAAACACCCCCTGGATACTCTTGTTTGTTTGTGCCGCCTTTAAATAACGCTGACGATAGATTTGAAATTATTTCTGGCATAGTGGAGACAGATAAATGGAATCTACAAGTTAATTTCCCATTTGTTGTAAATGGTGATAAATACGAAACTTTAACTACTACAATTAAAAGAGGAACTCCTTATGTTCAAGTTATACCTTTTAAAAGAGATGATTGGAAAATGAAATTTGGGACTACAAATGCAAAAGGAATATTTAAACATTGGATTAGTCATCAACTTCAAATAATAAGATCATACAAAGATAGAATATGGAGTAAAAAATCATGGAACTAAGAAAGTATTTAAAAGTTTATGATGATGTTCTACCAAATCAAACAATGGGTAATATGATTAGGTGGTTTAATACCTGTGAGTTTATATCGGGTTCAGTGGGAAAAGGTGTTCTCGATAAGAATATAAGAAATGTTCAAACTAAACCATTAGTTAATCTTGGAGATAGTTTAACTGAAGTGCATTGGTGTAATTTATTAAATAATTATTTTTCTACAGCTATTACACAATATTCAATAGATACAAAGATAAAAGATTTAGGAGCTGAAAAAGTAAATACAATAGAGGTTTTAAAATATGAAATAGGCGGTCACTATGATTTACACGTAGATCATTTTGCTGCACAACCGAGAACAATGAGTATGATACTTCTTTGTAACAATGATTATGAGGGTGGAGAGTTGGGTTTTGCAAATCCTGACTATACAGATGAATTAATAGTGCCAGTGAAAGCTAATAGATTAATAGTGTGGCCAAGTAATTTTTTATTTCCACACGGCGTAAAACCAATAACAAAAGGAACAAGGTATTCAATAGTAGGATGGGCTCTTTAAAAAACAAAAAATACTGTGTCGTTGAAAAATTTTTAACAATAGAGGAAACAAAACTTCTTACCGACTATTGTAGATTAAAACATAGATTTAATATGACAGATTTTGCCAGTCCAAAAGCTCAAAATAATAATATGGATTCTCATTTTTATGGAGATTATCTAATGGAGTCTTTAATGTTAAATAAAGTTAACATGATGGAAAAAATAACTGGTGTTAAATTATTACCAACTTATTCTTTTTGGAGAATGTACACTAAATTTGCAGACCTTAAAGCTCACAAAGATAGAGAATCATGTGAGTATAGTGTTACGGTTTGCATAGGTTCTTGTGGAACTGAGTGGCCTATTTATATGGACAAAAAATCCATAAATTTAAAACCAGGTCAAGCTGCGATATATAAGGGTTGTGATATCAAACACTCAAGAAAAGAGTTTCAAGGAGACTGGCAAGCCCAAGTCTTTTTACACTACGTTAATAAAAATGGACCAAATAATCACTTTGTTAGAGATAAAAGGTTATTTTATGGAATGCCTCCAGTAATAGGGAAAAGTCAATTAAAATGATATTTAAACAAAAAGAAGATGGATCATGTAATATAGAGTTTTCTTGGAAAGAGAGATGGTCTCTGTTTATAAAAGGTAAGATAATATTTGATTCTGCTGGATTAAAACACTTTTCAAACATGTTGGTTAAAATGGTTAGTGATTGGCATCAAAGATTTGACGATAAAACTAAACAAATACAGACCCACGATTCATCAGAACCGCCTAAAAAATAGGCTTTTAATCAAAAAAATTATAATATATAATCCTTTCGTCTAAATAGGATAACACAGCATGCTACAAAAAATAAGATTTGCACCTGGAATCAACAAACAAATTACAGCTACTGCCGCTGAAGAACAGTGGATAGATTGTGATAATGTTCGTTTTAGATATGGTAGCCCTGAAAAAATAGGCGGTTGGAGTCAATTAGGGACAAACCATTTAACTGGTGCAGGCAGAGGGTTACATCATTTCGTAAACAGTCTGGGTAGAAAGTATGCTATTATAGGGACCAACAGAATTTTATACGCATATTCAGGAGGTGTATTTTATGACATACACCCTATCAAATCTACAACAACTCTTACAAGTGCATTCAGTACAACTAATGGATCAGCAGTTGTTACAATAACTTTTTCATCGAGTCACAATATTAATCCTGGAGATATTATATTATTAGATAACTTCTCTACGATTACAGATTCTGATTTTACGTCATCTGATTTTGATGACAAGAAATTTATGGTGACTACAACACCAACAACTTCAACTTTGACTATAACAATGCCTTCAAACGAAACGGGCTCAGGAGCTACTACATCTGGTGGTATAAGAGTACAACACTACTATCCTGTAGGCTCTGCTGTCCAAGAGAGAGGTTTTGGGTGGGGTCTAGGCTCTTGGGGTGGTGAAGCAGCCGGAGCTATCACAACAACGCTAAACGGGGCTATAAATGACTCCACGACTACAATTGTATTAACTGATGCTAGTTTATTTCCAAGCACAGGAACAAACTTTATAAAGATAGGCACAGAAGAAATGTCTTACACTGGTGTATCAACTAATACTTTAACAGGTGTAACAAGAGGAGTTAGAAACACAACAGCTGCATCCCACAGTGATGGTGCTACCATAACCAATACAACTGATTTTGTTGCTTGGGGTGAAGCAGCATCTGGTGACTTAGTATTAGAACCTGGTATGTGGTCGTTAGATAATTTAGGTGATAAAGCTATTTGTTTAATTCACAACAACGCATGTTTTTCTTGGGACTCATCTTTGTCCAATGCAACTACAACTAGAGCAGCTATTATTACAAATGCACCAACTGCATCAAGACACATGCTCGTATCTACACCGGATAGACACTTAGTGTTCTTTGGTACAGAAACCACGATAGGTGATATCGATACACAAGATGATATGTTTATAAGATTCTCTGCTATTGAAGATATTAATACGTATACACCTACAGCAACCAATGACGCTGGTACACAGAGACTGGCCGACGGATCACGGATCATGGGAGCTATTAGAGGTAGAGATGCAATTTATGTTTACACAGATACAGCATTATTCTTAATGCGTTTTGTTGGTCAACCTTTTACATTTGCTTTTACACAAGCAGGCACTAACTGTGGACTAGCTGGACAAAATGCAGTAGTCGAAGTGGATGGAGCTGCTTACTGGTTTTCTGAAAATGGTTTCTTTAAATACTCTGGTAATTTAGAATCACTACCTTGTTTAGTAGAAGATCATGTATTTGACGATATTAACTTAGACTCTGGTAACCAAATGATATCAGCAGGTTTAAATAACTTGTTTGGTGAAATATCTTGGTTCTATCCAACAACTAATTCAGCAGTCGTTAATAGAGTTGTTACATATAATTATTTTGATTCATCGCCACAAAGACCAGTTTGGACTATCGGCACATTATCTAGAACAATGTGGAAAGACTCTGCAGTATTTGGTAAACCTCACGCATTAGAGTATGACGCTGACACTGATACTTCTTTTGATGTTGTTGGTAATACAGAGGGTAGAACAACATATTACGAACACGAAACAGGAACCGATCAAGTTAAAGACGCTACGACTACAGCTGTTACCGCATCTATAACATCTGGAGATTTTGATATTACCCAAAGAGTGGCAAGAGGTGCTACAACAGGCACAGCAGATATTAGAGGAGATGGTGAATTTATAATGAAGATAAGAAGATTTATACCAGACTTTTTATCTCAAACAGGTGACGCAAGAGTAACTTTAAATTTAAGAAATTTCTCTAATGATGCAGCAGCAAGCTCAACACTTGGTCCCTTTACAATAACATCATCAACTAGTAAGGTGGACACTAGAGCAAGAGCAAGAGCCATAGCATTAAAAGTAGAAAATACAGGATCTGGTCAAAATTGGAAGTTAGGAACTTTTAGATTAGATACACAACCAGATGGAAGAAGATAATGGCAAAGATAGTTCAGTCACTTACCAGACCCTCTAAAGTATATAATCAAGCTGTAGCTGACTCACAAGTCAGAGATCTTGATGGTGTGATAGAAAAATTAAATACAACGTTTCAACAAGAACTTAAGGATGAAGTAGAAGCATTTAACTTCTTTTTACAATAATGGCTAATAGTTTTATTAATAAAAAAGTAGACTTAACTACAACAGATTTAACAACTCTGTACACAGTTCCAACGGCTACTACGGCTGTAGTCAAATCAATTTTAGTATCTGAAGATGCAGGATCAGGAGCGAATATAACTATAACTTTAGTTAACTCATCTGGCACTATTTTTAGTTTATTTAAAACTAAGGCTATATCTTCAAATACTACTACTGAACTTTTAACTCAACCTCTTGTAGTTCAAGAAAGTGAAATAATAAAAGTTCAAGCTTCTGACGCGAATGAGCTGCACGTCATAGCCTCAATACTAGAAATACAGCCAAGAGAGGTAACAACATAATGCAAACAATAAAACCAGAGAAAATAATAACAACTATATCCAACTTGAAAACAGGAGAAAAATATAATACAGAGGACGAATGGAAGGCTAAAGGAATCCCAGAATCAGACATTAGAAGGGATATTAAGGTAATTATGCCTTCGCTTGATTTGTTCCCTAAAACAAAGTAGTGTAATAAAATGGCAATAACTAGATCACAAATAGCGAGACAATTACTTCAGCAAGGTGGAGTTAGTATAGATGAGAGACCTACAGCAAGCCTTATAGATCCTAGAATGAATCTGTCTTACGATGAAAACCGTGCTAGAAATGAAATTCAAAGAGAGATGGGTGAGGCTCGTAGAGGTGATGACACAGGTGGTAAATTTAGAGATTATTTAACTCAAAACATAGGAGCAGGTGCAGCGGCATCATATGGAAATCTGTATGATAATGTAACTCCTGAAGGTTTAATTGATAGAGGTCCATTTACAGGAACTTATCGATCAATGAAAGACAGTGTAATAGATCAAATATATAGACAAAGACAGGGTCAACTAGCACAACAAAGATATCTCCAATCTGAAGCTGGATTAAGAGCTGCACGAGAAAAACAAAAAGCATTAGATTTACAAAGAAATGCTCCTCTTGTTAAATTACCAAGTGGTCCTGAAGGTATTGCAGAACTAGATGCTGTTAGAAATAGAGTTTTAGCAGAACAAGAAGCACAACAAAGAGCAGATGGTTTAGAGGATCCAATTACTGGTAAAAGATATATGTCACAACAAGAAGCTATAGATGATTTAGGAATAGTGCTTTACAATCAAAGATTTGCAGAGGGTGGAGAAGTATCTAGAATACCTTTTAGATCAGGTGATTTAGCTGCAAGAGATGACTCTTACGGCACTTTATCTGGTGGAGAATCTCCTGCATCTACGGGAGGAGACAATGAAACGGTCTTTGACCAAAGGTTTCAAGATATAGTTACTGTACCTGAGACAGTTGGTTTTACTCGTGGATCTGATGCATCGGAGTTTGTTAAATCAAATTTAACAAGAGGTCTTGGCGCAATTGCTAGGCAACCAGGAATTAGCACAGGGATAGATATATTAAGAAGTATTTTTCCAGATACAGGTCAAACTTTTGTCCGTGGTGTAGATAGATTTGGTACAGGTGATGAGGATGAAACAAATAGATTTAGAAATAGAATAGTTCAGCCTATGATGCCTATGACACCAAAGCTGCCGTCAGACATAGAACCAGAACAAAGTGATATGCAAGAATTTGTACAAAGATTTACGCTACCAGAAAGATTTCAATTAGCAGACGGTGGACCAATTAGACAGGCATATAGTCTAGGTAGCATAGTTAAAAGTATTACAAAACCAGTTAAGAAAGTTTTAAAAAGCGATGTAGGTAAAGCTGCGTTAGCGGCAGCTGCTATATATTACACTGGTGGTGGAGCAATAGGGCCATTTCAAAGAGCTGGGATGTCCGGATTTGGTTTTGGTAATTTACCAGGAGCTGGACTTTTTAAAAATGCTATAATGCCTGGAACAGGTGAAGCATTAGCAGGAACAAGTCCTTTTAGTAAATTTATAGGAAGTACACCAGGTAAAGCAGCTGTAGGTATATTAGGAACATCTGCACTAGCAGGAGCATTAACACCTAAACAAGAAGAACAAGTAGAAAGTTTATCAAGCAGAATATCTGATCAAACAGGTATTGATGTAGAAGCAATTAGAAAAGAAGTTCAAGCAGCTTATGCCTCTGGTGATTTATCAGGATTAAGATCTAAGTATCCATTCTTAATACCCACAGAAGCAGCAAAAGCTGAGGGTGGTAGAATAGGTGCTGAAGAAGGTGGTCTTATGAATCTAGGTGGTAATGAAATGGATCTTAGAGGTGGTGGATTTGTGCCATTAGGAGTAGCAGAAAAAGCAGATGACGTACCTGCAAGATTATCTAAAAATGAGTTTGTTTTCACAGCTGATGCCGTTAGGGCAGCAGGTGGAGGAAGTGTTGATAGAGGAGCAGATTTAATGTATAAAACAATGAAACAACTGGAGAATAAGGTAGCATAATGGCAATAACAGAATCACGAGTATTACCAGCACAATTTATAGAAGATCTAGCAACAGATTATGGTAAGCAGTTAACAGCGTTAACGGCTCAACCTATTGATACATCTAAAATTGCACCTTCAGTTGCAGCACAAGACCCATTACAAACACAAGCAGCTACATTAGCTCAACAAGGTATAGGTTCTTATCAACCATTTGTAACAGGAGCACAGCAAGCAGCTACAGATTTTGGCACTGGTATTGCGCAAGCACAAGCATTAACAGGCACCGGAGCAGGAACAGGTGCAGGATCTATTGCATCTTATATGTCTCCATATCAATCACAAGTCATAGATGCTTCGTTAGGAGAATTTGACAGACAACAACAGATACAAGAACAAAGAATAAAAGATCAACAAGCACAACTTGGTGTTCTTGGTGCAGGTAGAGCAGGCGTTCAGCTTTCCGAGTTCGGAACGGGATCGGCAAGAGAGCGTGCATTACTACAAGCAAATTTATTACAACAAGGTTTTGGTCAAGCACAATCTGCTAGACAACAAGATTTATTAAATCAAAGAGCTTTAGCTGGTGATCAGTTAAGAGGTGGACAATTTCAAACAGGATTGGCTTCATTAGTTCCAGGGTTAGAAGCTTCAGACATACGTACTTTAGGATCAGTGGGCGCTGTCCAACAAGCACAGAATCAAGCGGTACTAGATGCACAAAGAGAAGCGAATAGATTAGAAGCGTTTGAACCGTACGAAAGATTAGGAACATTTGGATCTGGTGTTGCATCACTAATTAGTGGTTATCCTGGAAGACAACAGTTTTCTTCTGTTCCAAATCCAACGCCATTACAAACAGCGTTAGGTGTAGGTTCAACGTTATCTGGAATATACGGAAACATTATGGGACCTGTAAGGATTAGAAGTTAATGAAAAGCAGAGTATTAAAAAGACCGATGTTTAGAATGGGTGGCGACGTTGAAAACGTTGGCATTATGGACGGTATGCGTAGAAGATATGCAGAGTCAGATCCAAAAGGTGTACAACCTACAAGAGATCCTATGTTATTTAGACCAAGTATGAATGATTTTTTAATTAACTTTGGTTTAAATCTAGCGTCGCAAACACCAGGTGCAAATATATTTCAAACAGCTGCAACTGCAGCAAAAGAACCTTTTCAAATAATGCAAGCTAAAAAAGCTCAAGAGGAACAGCTTCAAAGCGAAAGAGAATTTCAAATTAAATTAAAATCATTAGATAGAAGTGACGCTGAAAAAGTTGCAAAACTTATGAGTGAAACAGAAGGTAATGAATTTTTTGGTAACTACGAAGGTGCTTTAAATAAAGTTCTTGATGCTAAAATGAAAGATGCAAGTCCTTTCTTAAAAGAAAGAAACCCTATCAGAGCAGCTAAAGATCAATTAATAGATGACAATGTTCCTGCAACCATTGCAGAGTTTGCAGCGCCTTATCAAGCAAAGATAGTTCAAATCATAGAAGACAACCCTGATGTTCCTTTTGATATCTCACAACCTTATGCATATAAAGGTAGATCAAAATATGCAGATGGAGCTGTTTACATTGAACCTGTAAAAGGTAAAGTAAAAAGATACGACGCTAAAACTAAACAATTTATAGATATAACAGATACGGTTAAACTACCTAGTCTGTAGGAGTAAACCATGGCTGTAAAGAAATACGACCCTTACGATCTTGCACAACCCGAAAAAGAAAACGACACAAATTTAGCTGTATCTATAGCTGCAGGTATTGGATCAGGATTAGTAAAAATACCTTTAGGTCTAACATCTGTTGCAGCAGAAGTTTATGATGCTGTGCGGGGAGAAAACTTACAAATAGAAGATAGTGCTGTTGCAAGACTAGAGCAATTTTTAGATGACTCTGTTGTAGGTGATGTTGTTCAAGGATTAGAAGACAAAGCAAGAGACACTGCTGCAGGTAGAATTACAGAAGCACTTGTTCAAGTTGGTATACCCGCTTCTGCTGGTGCAAGAATAGCTTCAGGCATAGCTTCTAAAGCTGTAAAAGCAATTCAAACTGGTAAAAGAGTTTCACTAAAAAATAAAAATATATCTAAGGCTGCTAAAAGAGCATCTCAAGTAGGAAGATTTGCAACTGTAGCTGCAGGTGGATCAGCAGGAGCTGCACTGGTATATGATATAGAAGATATAGGAACATTTGGAGACATCTCTGCTTTACCTACAGAATTAGATAGAGATGAAAGAGCATCTAGTTCAGATGATGCTATTCGTAGATTAGAAAATAGAGCTAAATTTTTTTATGAAGGTATACTAATTTCACCTTTTGCATACGGTGTAGGTAAGGCTGCAAGTCTTATTGCAAAAAAAGGTAAAGAACTAGCTTACAGTAACTCTGTATTTGAAAGAATAGTTGACAAGTATTTAGGTGCACCTTTTAGACCAAGAGGTAAAAAGACACAAGAATTGTTTGAGGCATCTATGAAAGTTCAAGGTAGAGAAGGATCTTCTGCAATTGTGGCTAAAGATTTATTAAGAGATACCGACGAAGTATTAAAAACAGTTTATGATAAAACCGTGGATGTTGCTAGCAAAGTTAAGAACACTGATAAAATAGTTGAAGCAATGGATGATGTTTTAAAATCAGGAAAAGACTCGATAAAGAATAATAAATTTGAGTTTCAATACTTTGATAAGAAAAAATTAAATGACTTTAATAAATCATTAGATAATATTGGTGTTAAAAAACAACAAAGAGAATCTTTAATAGGAACGCTTACAGACGCAAGAAATAGTTTTAATGTTTTAAAATCATCAATACTACAAGGAAAAAATATAAGTGTAGGTGAGAACGAACTAAATAAATTTTTTAGTAATAGATTAAAATACACGTTAAGTAATGACTATAAAATATTTGAAAACAAAAAATTATTTAAAGTAAATAAATATATTCCTACCAAAGACGCTAAAGATAAAGTTGTTGATCTCTTCATGAACTATGCAAGAGCTAACAAAAGACCATACACTAATAAACAAGAAGCAGTTTTAGAGGTTGATCAAATGTTAGAAAATGTAAAAATGGATAGGGTTACAAGAGCACCAGTATTTAGATTTGAAAATAAAAGCGCTCTTTCTGATAATGCAGTTCAAGAAATAAATATGGCAGAAGCTATAAGTCAAAACAAATTTGATCCAAAAGATTTAGTTAAGTCACAAAAAGATGTTAAAGCATTTAGAGAATTATTTGGTGAGATAAAAGACGCCAGAAGAACTGTAGTAAACAATATGCAAGCTTTGGCTGGAGTGTCTGCACGAGATGAATTCTATAATACAATATTAAAGAACGGTAAATTAGTTTTTGATACACCAGGAGCTGCAAGAAATGCACTACCAAACAGAGAAATAATGAGAGGTAGAAATGGTTTACAAATTAAATCACCGTTAGGTGAACAAGTTTACACTAATCCACTAAACGGTAAATTCACATCACAAGAGTTTGCAGATGCCATACAGTTTGCTGAACAACTTCCTCTTGAGGGTTTAATGAAAAGTGCTTTGTATAGATATTTAATTGCTGTACCCAAAGGTTTAGCGCAAGTTGCAAAGACAGTATTAAGTCCTTTTACACACATGCGTAACTTTACAAGTGCCGTAGCATTTAGTTTAGGCACAGGTAACATGTTTAAAAATCCTAAGTTTATTTTAGATAACTTTCAAAAATCTTTTAACACAATACAACCACAGCTTTTATATAGGAATCAACCTAAAGACCAAGCTTTCTACAGATTTTTGTTAGA